GAAAGAATAATAGATAGACTTATTAGTATTAGTGATAATGCAGACCCTATGGTTAAAGCACAGGCAGAAGCATTTAAAGATAATATGACACAAGTTGTTTTATTATATATGAAACAAGCTATAGCTAGTGATAGAGCTACTGTAGCAGGGTTATTACAAAAACAAGGTCATAAAGATATGGCTGATATTATAAGGAGACTTTAATGGCGATTTCACAAGCTATGTGTACCTCATTTAAAAAAGAATTATTAGAGGGTGTACACAATTTTAAAAATAGTGGTGGTAGTACTTTTCAACTAGCACTATACACAAGCTCTGCATCTTTAGGTGCAAGTACAACTGCATATACAACTTCTAATGAAGTTAGCGGAACAGGTTATACAGCTAAAGGTGGCGAACTAACTAGAGTTGACCCATCAACTTCAGGCACAACTGCATTAACTGACTTTGCAGATTTAACATTTAGTACTGCAACCATAACTGCTAATGGAGCTTTAATATTTAATGATAGTGCTTCAGGCGACCCAGCAGTTGCTGTTTTAGCTTTTGGTGGAGATAAAACCTCAACAGCAGGTGATTTTACAATTCAATTTCCAACAGCAGATGCATCAAACGCTATTATAAGAATAGCTTAAATAAATGTCCGTAGGTTGGGGGCGTGGTACATGGGGCTCTGATGTATGGGGAGGAATCTCTGTATCCGTATCAGTAACAGGACTTAGTGCAACATCAGCTCTTGGTGATGAAAGTGTAGTAGCTAAAGCTTTAGTATCTGTTACAGGAGTTGCAGGAACTACTGCTCTTGGCAGTGAAACAGTAATAGCAAAAGCTTTAGTTAGTGTAACTGGAGTTAGTGCTACATCAGCACTTGGAAGTGAAACTGTTACAGGCACAGCTAATGTTTCTGTTACAGGAAATGTAGGTACATCAGCTTTAGGTAGTGAAACAGTTGCAGCAAGTGCAAATGTCTCCGTAACTGGACTAGCAGGTACATCAGCACTAGGTAATGCTATAACAGCAGGTGCTGCGGTAACAGGCGTATCTGGTTCTGCTTCAGTAGGAACGCTTGGTGATGAATCAGTTTCTGCAGGAGCTACAGTATCTCCAACAGGTTTATCTGCAACTAGCGGATTAGGAAGCGTAAGTTTAGTTACTAATAATACACTTTCAATAACAGGACTAGAAGGAACAACAAGTTTAGGTTCTGTAACTACAATAGCGAAAGCTATTGCATTACCAACAGGTGTAAGTGCTACAGGAGAAACACAAACAGTAAATGTTTGGGGTTTAATAGACGATAGCCAAACTCCAAATTACAGTAGTATATCTACGACACAAACACCAAATTATAGTAATATAAATACTACCCAAGACCCAGAATGGGAAGAGGTAGCTTAATATAGGAATAAAATATGGCAACATATGTAAATGATTTAAGACTAAAAGAAATAGCAACTGGTGATGAATCAGGA